TTGGCCGACGCGGATTTTCGGAAGGTCGACCTGTTCGGCGACCCGGTCATGCCGCGCCACGAAGGCCGTGGACGACCGGAGCATGTCCGGACCCTTGCGAACTCCAACAAGGTCCTGCTGGCGTTCGCGCGCGGCCTGACGGTCAAAGAGGCGGCGACGGCGATCGGGGTCTCGGTCCCGACGCTGCGCAAGCATTATTCTTCCGAGGTCGCTCAGCGCGAGGCGGCAGCCATCCGGTTTGAAATGGTCCAGCTGAGCCGCCTCAACGAAGGCGCGAAGGCCGGCAGTGTCTCGGCTGAGAAGGAACTCGGCCGCCGGTTGGAGAAGGCCCGCATCGACCTGCTGTCGGATCAGGTTTCGCGGAACGCCCGCGCCCCGAAGGCGGAGAAGCTCGGCAAAAAGGCAACGATGCAGCAGGCGGCCGACGAGCTGCGTGGCCAGTACGAGGCGCCGCCCCCGCCGCCTGGGCTGCTGAACTGACATGGCGGCGCCGGCTTTCCAGCCGGTCTGGAGCACGGCGTGCCTGGACTGGGAAAAGCGGATCGTCGAGCGGCGCTCGCTGGTGCCGTTCACGCCGCTGTTCCCTAGCGAGGCTGCCGCAGCGCTCGACGTGTTCAAGTCGCTGCGAATGGTCGACGTCGCCGGCCAGCCGACCTTCGGCGAGGCATGCGAGCCATTCGTGTTCGACCTCGTCGAGGCGATCTTCGGCGCATACGATGCGAACAGCGGTCAGCGATTGATCGAGGAGTTCCTCCTCCTCATCAGCAAGAAGAACGGCAAGTCGACGATCGCGGCGGGGATCATGCTGACCGCGCTGATCCGCAATTGGCGGCACGGCGCATCGTTGAGCATCCTCGCGCCGACGCAGAAGGTGGCCGGCAACAGCTTCGGCCCGGCCGCCGCGATGGTCCGCGCCGATCCGGCGCTGAAGGTCATCTTGCACGTCATCGACAATCAACGGCTGATCCGGCACCGGAAGACGGGCGCCGAGTTGCAGGTGATCGCGGCTGACACCGGCACGGTCGGCGGCAGCAAGGCCGGCTTCGTCCTGGTCGACGAGCTTTGGCTCTTCGGGAAGAAGGCCAACGCCGAGTCGATGCTGGAGGAGGCGACCGGCGGTCTAGCGTCGCGCCCCGAAGGCTTCGTCATCTACCTGACGACGCATAGCGACGAGCCGCCGCGCGGCGTGTTCAAGGACAAGCTCGACTATTTCCGCGGCGTGCGCGACGGCACGATCGACGATCCGCGCAGCTTCGGCATGCTCTACGAGTGGCCGGAGCAGATGCGCGAGGACGAGGCGTACCTCGATCCAGACAACTTCTACGTGACCAACCCGAACATGGGCCGGTCGCAGTCGGTAGCCTTCATTCAGCGCAAGCTGCGGCAGGTAAAAGAAGGCCGGGGCGAGGACGGCGATACGTCCGAACAGATCGTGCTGGCTAAGTATCTTAACGTCGAGATTGGCCAGCGCCTCGCGCGGGATCGCTGGACTGGCGCTAAATTCTGGCCACGTTGCGCGATCCCGGTGCTGTCGTTGGATGACCTGATCCGGCGCAGTGAGGTGATCGTCGGTTCTGTCGACGGTGGCGGCTTAGACGATTTGCTCGGCCTCTGCCTGATCGGCCGCGAGAAGGGCAGCAAGCGGTGGCTGATCTGGGCGCATGCCTGGGCTTGGTCAATCGTTTGGAAACGCCGGCAGGACATCGTTTCGAAGCTCGACGAGCTGTTAGCGGAGGGATCGCTCACCCGGTGCGAGATGCCGGATGATGATGATCTCGGCGATGTTGCTGAAGGGGACGACGCGGATCTCGCCGACGACGATCTGACGGAGGATGTTCGCGGCGTCGTTGAGGTTCTCATCAAGGTTCGCGATGCGGGACTCTTCCCTGAGGAAGAGGCGATCGGTCTCGATCCCGCTGGTGTCGCGGCCATCGTCGACGAATTGGCCGCGAACGATTTCGACGACAAGATGCTGAAGGCGATCCCGCAAGGGTGGCGTCTCGGCAGTGCCATCAAAGGGCTGGCACGGAAATGCGCGGCGAGGACGGTCCGGCATGCCGGAACGGCATTGATGACCTGGTGCATCGGCAACGTGAAGCAGGAGCCTCGCGGTGCAAACGGCGTCGCCATCACGAAGCAGTCGCCAAGCGCCAAAATCGATCCTGCTGCGGCGATGTTTTCGGCCGCGATGCTGATGAGTCTTAACCCAGAGGCCGCCGGCGGCTTCGTCTACGAAGAAAGGGGCATGTTGGTAATCTGATGGCTAGCCCCGATGACTATCGCCGCGCGTCCAGGGGACGCTTCAACTCGTCCGACGGTCTGATGGCCGCCGCGCCGGTAGGAGGTCGCCCTGAGCCCTCCAACGTGACGGATGGCCGCTTCTTTGGGGATGAAACGTGGAACGTGCTGTCGGCCTCGATGCCGATGGAGGCGAACACCGCCGAAACGGCCGCACGTGTCGCAGCCGTGTTCTTCTGCGTCTCGATCATCGCCGAGGCGGTCGGCAGCCTGTCGCTGGAGTTCAAGGACGACAACGGTCCCCGCAACGACTTTCCGCTGGCGAACGTGCTGGCATACGAGCCCAACCACCTCCAGACGGGTGCCGAGTTCTGGGCGTCGATGGCTTTCACCTGTGTCTTGCGTGGCGAAGCGTTTGCCGAGCCGACCGTCGGGGTCGACGGGCTGGAGATCTGGGCGCTCAACCCGCTACGCACCGTGTCGAACTGGGGCGAGCGGAGCATGTCGCTCGATTACCAGCCTGAGATCGGACCGGTGCGTCGGCTGATGCCGCAGGAGCTGTTCTGGTTTACCGGGATCGCCGATGGTGGCCTGAAGCCGTTGACGCCATGGAAACAGGCGAAGGGCGCGATCGACTTCCAACTCGCTTTAGAGGTCGGCGCTCGCGCCTTCTTCCGCAACGATCGCCGACCCTCCGGCATCGTTACGACGGACAAGACGCTGACCGCCGAGTCCGCCGATCGGATCGCCGAGGGCGTTCGCGCATGGAAGCGCGGCGGTACGCCGGTCTTCGAGCAGGGCCTCAAGTACGATGCGGTCGCAAGCAGCAACAGCGACGCACAGCTGGTCGAACTGTTCAAGCAGCGCACTTTGGAGCTGGGCCGCTACTGGCGCATCCCGCGGTCGATGACGGGTGACGAAGGGGGCAACGCCGGCAATAACGAGCAGGACACCCGCTCGTTCGTGAACTGGGCGGTTCGGCCCCTGACGCGTCGCATGGAGCAGGCCGTCACCGTCCGTCTGCTGCCGCCGGACCTGCGACTTCAGAAGGTCCGGGCGAAGTTCAATCTGGACAGCATGCTGCGCGGCGACGCCGCCACCCAGTGGCGCAACGCCGTGCTTGCGCGAACGGCATCCATCCTCAGCGTCGACGAGATCCGGACGAATTGGTTCGGGCAAACGCCGGTCGGTGAGGATTGGTCGAAGGACCCACGTACGCCGCTCAACAGCAACCGCGCGGCTGACACCACGACGGGCGGCGAGACTGCCCCGCAAGACAAGGTGAACTGAGATGGACCGCATGCTCGCCTCGTCGGCGCTGTGGGCGATGCACCCTGGCTTTCTTGCCGAGCTGCTCAAGAGCGGGTCGCTCGACGCGATGGTGCCCGACTCGATTCGTGGCCTAGCAACCGCCATGGCCGGCGGCCGGGAAGCTGCGAAGCCGGCAGACCCGATCCGCGACGGATCGACGATCATCATACCGGTGACCGGAACGCTTGCGCCGCGCGGACTGTACGGCAGCACCTATTACGACACGCTGGCCGATCGCGTCCGCGAAGCTGCGGCCGATAGCAAGGTCGGGGCGATCATCCTCGCCGTGCGCTCGCCTGGTGGTTACGTCTGGGGTTGTGCCGAGGCGGGTGATGCCATCTACGAGGCTCGCGAAGCCAAGCCGATCGTAGCTGTCGCCGACCCCTATTGCTTCTCGGCGGCCTATTGGCTCGCGACCCAGTGCAGTGCCTTCTACTGCACCACCAGTGGCGAGGTCGGATCGGTTGGTGTCCGGTCGGGCCATTCGGACGTCAGCGGCTTCGAGCAGAAGATCGGCATGGTCACCACGCTGATCGCGTCGTCGCCGGACAAGATCGCCGGGCATCCCTATGCGCCGCTGACCGACGAGGATCGCGCGGAGATCCAGGCGTCCGTCGACGAGAGCAACGTCGCCTTCGCCAACGCCATCGCGCGCGGTCGCGGCATGAAGGCGAGCGAAGTCGCTGGTGCCCATGGCTCGGGCAAGACCTTCTCGGCACCGAAGGCGCTGGCGAACGGCGCGATCGACGGGATCGCCACGCTGCGCGACGTCGTCGCCAAATACAACACGAGCCGGTCGCGGCTGGCGCTGATGCGCCGGCAGGCAGCCGTCGCGGAGATGGCTGCGGCCATCTGACGAGATCCTCCATTGGGGAGGTACGGGGCGGCTTCGGCCGCCCTTTTTTATGGGCCACGCGCCCGCAACAAGGAACAGCCATGACGATCAATCTGGCGGTGCTCAGGACCGAGGCGCGTGCCACCGCGAAGCGGCAGCAGGAGCGCCTCAACACCGCGATCACCGAGAACCGCGACCTCACGGCCGAGGAGGAAGCCGCCGACAAGGCTGACGCCGAGAAGCTCGCGCGGCTGACCGCGCAGATCCAGCGCGCCGAAACCGCGATGGCCGCCGCGTCCGCGATCGGCGCCGATCCCGCGTCTCCCCCGCCATCGACCGGGTCCCCGGCGGCCAACGGCGGCACCGTGCCTGCGCAGCCCCGCGCTGCGCTCGACACCGGCGGTTTCCGTGATCTCGCGGAGTTCGCCGGCGCCGTCCGCTGTGCCAACCCGCAAGCGGGTCAGGGCTTCCGTGTGGACGATCGTCTGGCGGCGCCGACGAACGTCCACATGGAAGGCGGCGACGAGATGGGCAGCTATCTCGTGCCGCCCGAGTTCCGACAGCAGATCACCAACCTCGTGTTCGGCGAAGGCAACGATCCGATCATGGATCTGATCTCGCCGGAGGCCACGGGCAGCAATCGCGTCGTCGGTCTCGGCGATGAAACGACGCCTTGGGGATCGACTGGCGTCAAGGCGTTCTGGCGCGCCGAAGCCGAGCAGATGCGCCCGACCCGCTCGCAGCTGACGCCGCGCGAAACCAAGCTCAACGAGATCTACGCGTTCGTCCTCGCGAGCGAAGAGCTTCTGCAGGATGCGCCGCGTGTGGCCGGCCTGCTCACCAATCATGCGTCGGCCGCGATCCGCTGGACGGTCGCAGAAGCCTTCATGTTCGGCGACGGCGTCGAGAAACCGCTCGGATGGATGGCGGCCCCGGCGACCATCACCGTGCCGAAGGAGCCGGGTCAGGAGGCGATGTCCTTCACGCGGCGCAACTTCTTCCAGCTCTACTCGCGCATGATCATGCCGAGCCAGGCGACGTGGCTGATGAACAGCGAGGCGGTCGAAGCTCTTGCCGATCTCAACGACGAGGCGAAGCGCCCGGTCTGGCTGGAGAACTTCCACGACAGCCCCGGCGGTGCGATCCTTGGGCGCCCCGTGATCTTCAACGAGCACTCGCCTTCGTTGGGGCAGCGCGGTGACGTCCAGTTCGTCAATCCGAACGGTTACGAGGCGTTCCGCCGGCAGAACGCCGCGACGTTCGCCGAGTCGATCCACCTCTACTTCGACTATGCGCTGACCGCATATCGCTGGATGTTCCGCATCGGCGGACAGCCGGTGCTGTCGAAGCCGGTCCAGATGCCGAAGAGCAACCGGACCAAGTCGCACTTCGTCACGCTCGCCGAGCGCGCCTGAACCACCACCCCGGACCCGCGCCCCGCGCGGGCCGGCCGCAGGTGGCGGCCGGAGCAGAAGGACCTCATCGATGTTCCACAATCTCAACCTGTCCTCGCGCATCGGCGTGATCGGGGGCGTCAGCCCCCGCGCTGCCGGCGTCGGGACCGTGTCGACCGCATGGCTCGACATGCAGTCGCTCTTCACCGTCCTGGTGCTGATCAGCATCGGCGCATTCGGAGCGAATGCGACCGTCGATGCACAGATCGAGCAAGCGACCGACGCCAATGGCGCCAATGTGAAGCCGATCCCCGGCAGCCAGATCACGCAGCTCGTAGCGGCTGGCGGCAATGACCGGCAGGCGCAGATCAACCTTCGGCAGGAGGATTTCGATCGCAACGCCGGCTTTCGCTTCTTCCGGCTGACGGTGACCGTGGGAGGCGCTGCGACCCAGCTCGCCGCGTCGGTTATCGGCACCGACTTCCGCGCCGGCACCGGCACCCAGAACTCGGCGGCATCGCTCGCCCAGACCGTCGGCTGAGGAGGCCTCCAATGATCGAGTTTCTTCAGGACTACACCACCGAGGCCCTTCCCCCGGAGAGCTTCAAGAAGGGTCAGCAGGTCGAGCGGTCGGCGGGCAGCGAGGACTATTTCGTCGGCCGCGGCCTTGCAGGCTATGTCGTGGATGGGAAGCTGGTCGATGATCACTTCCGCCCGATCGTCACCAAGACCGTCGAAGTTGAGGTTGTCCAGCCCGGTGATCGTCGCGCGGATCTCGCGTTCCGTGCGGGCGAAGTGATGACCGGTCAGCCGCCCCGTGCGTCGTCCGGGCCGGGCGTCCCGTTCGTCGAGCCGGCCGCCGGCATCGCTGGCAGCCCTGCCGTCGTGCTCGAAGCCGAGATCGAGCGTCTGAAGACCGCACTAGGCACCAGCGAGGACTTGTTCCGCGACATGAACAACTCCCATGTCACGGACAAGGAAGGCATTCGGGCCGAAAACGAGCGGCTCAAGCAGGAGCTGTCCGATGCGAATGCCGAGGGTGACGACGCTGTGGCCGCCCGCGATCAGGCTGTCGCCGACCTCGCGGCGCTGCGCGAGCAGCACGACAAGGTGACCGCCGACTATGCCGAGCTGCGTCAGGCAGCCGACGCGGACGCGACGCGCATCGCCGATCTCGAGCAGCAGCTCGCCGCGGCAACCAAGCCGAAGACGACCAAGTAAGCGAAAGGCGGGGCGGCATGGCCATGACGTTGAAGGCTGCCGCCCCGCTCGACGCGGAAGCTGCGCTGCCGATGAAGCTGCTCATGCAGCATTTGAAAGACCCTGAAGGCGAAGACCTGATCGTCGCCTCGGCGCGCATGGGCGCGCTCGGTTGGTTGGAAAAGCGCGTCGGGATCTCGCTCACTCGGCGCAGATGGCGGGCGACCTATACCGATCTGACGCCGCACGAGCGTGTGATCCGCTTGCCGATGGGGCCGGCGTCGGTCGATGCCATCACCTACGGTCGGTCTGGTTTGACGCCGCAGGCATGCCCTGCATTGAGTTATGTTTTCGATGGCCTCGATCTGCGAACTGTGACGGGGCTTTCGTGGTTCGCGGCATTCGCCGACATGTCCGTCACGATCGAATATCAGGCGGGCTATCTCGACCTCGGCGCTGAGGAGCCGGCGTTGCAGACTGCCGCTCTGCTCCTCGCCGGCCACTTCTACCGCAACCGCGAGGAAAATACTGCCGCAGCGCTCGCCAACATGCCGTTCGGCGTCGAGATGCTGATCGGTGACATCCGCACCCCGGTGATGGCCTGATGGCAGGCCTTGCCGCCGGCTCGCTCGATCGACGCATCCGGATCGAGCGGCCTGTCGCCGATACCACGCTGGAAGGCGCGGGCTCGGGCACCTGGGAGCCTGTCGCCGAAGTCTGGGCGAGCGTGCAGGATGCGTTGCCGAGCCGCGGCGAACGCCTCGCCGAGGGGATCAACGTCGCTGCGCGGCCGGCGCGGGTGCGGATGCGCTTCCGCACCGATGTGACCGCCGCGATGCGGTTCGTGATGGGCGCGCGCGTCATGCAGATCATCGCCGGCCCAGCAGAGATCGGCTGGAAAGACGGTCTCGAATTCATGGTCGAGGATTACAGCTCGGCGGGCAACGGGGCCTGATGGCACCGGTTCGTGGCCGCGCCGAGGTGTCTCGCTACCTCCGCGACCTGCCGGCGGACCTCACCAAGGTGCTGCGCGGCGCCGGCCGTGCCGGTGGCGACGTGATCGCCGAGGAGGCGAAGCTGCGGTCGCGCTCCGACTATGTCAGCGAGAATATCGTCGCGAACAGCCAGATCGAGGCCGATCATATCCGTGTCACCGTGACGGTGAAGCCTGGCTATGCGCGATCGATGGCTATCTGGATGGAGTACGGCACCTCTCCGCACTTCATCTCGGTCGACGATCAGGTGCGGCAGGGTCGAACAGCCCGCCGCATCAATCGGAATGGCGATGCTGAGTTCAAGGCAACGCTCGTTATCAACGGCAAGCCGGTCGGTTCTACCGTCTACCATCCCGGTGCGCAGCCATTTCCGTTCCTGCGCCCCGCGCGCGACACGAAGGCCGGCGAGGCCATCGCCGCGGCGCAGGCTCATATCAATTCGCGCATCAGCGTCGGCGCCGTCCTGCCGGACAGTGGCGCCGAGGAGAAAGACCTATGAGCGGCGTCTCGATCGTCGGCGAGCTGCTGCGCGCCGCGGCGACCGTCACCAGTCGCGTGCCGCTCGACCGGATCAAGGCTGGCCGGCTGCCGGACGGGATACCGCTGCCCGCTATCCTGCTCCGGACAATCAGCTCTACCGAATGGCAGGCGCTGAGCCGCGAGGCGATCGTGCCGACCACCGACCGCGTCGCCGCGACGGTTCGGGCCGCCAGCTACCGCGAGCAGCGCGAGATCATGAAGCTGATCCTTGCTGCCTGTGCGGGGCAGACCGGCACGATCGCCGGCTTCGACAGCGTCGCCGTGCTCTCTGCCGGCGCCGGCCCGGACGTGGCCGGCCCGGCCGACAGCTTCGAGCAGACGCAGGATTTCCGCGTGTCCTTCGACGCGCCTTTCTGAGGAGACGACCCATGGCCGCCAAGAACACCGGCACCGCAAAGCACAACATCGCCACGCGATTTTTCAAGGACGCCGGCACCGGCAAGAGCTTCGAGGCCGGCAAGCCGGTGGAAGTCGATGACGACACGCTGGCGAATTACACTGCCGCTGGCCTGATCGACGCGCCGTCCGCCGCGCAGCAGCTGGTCGACGAGGCGAACGGCACCGCCTGATCCACTTTCCTGCCCGCGACAGGACTGTCCCGCCGGCTCCGCCGGCTCGCTGACCAAGGACGTAGATTATGACTGCAATGACTGCGGCGGGTTCCAAGCTCGCCATTTCCGTCGGCAGCCCGGCGACGGCTGACGTCGCCGGTGCTTCGGCGCTCACCTACACCGCGATCGGGAAGGTCGAGCAGCTGGGCGCATTCGGCGCCACGCAGGAGGTCGTGAACTTCCAGCCGCTCGACGGACCGCTGGAAAAGTACAAGGGGCCGAGCAACTCCGGCGCAATCCAGCCGCAGCTGGCGCACGATGACGAAGACGCCGGCCAGACGCTGCTGCGGACCGCAGCCGACGACAAGACCAGCAAGCTCTACTGGTTCCGCATCACCCTCCCGAACGGCTCGCGCCGTTTCTTCGGTGCCCGTGTGTTCGGCTATCCCGAGAACATCGGCGCCGCGAACTCGATGGTGATGGCGAACCCGTCGATCGAGATCAGCACCGACGTGCTGAAGGCGCCCGCCGCGGCCTAACCCTTTCCCAGTTCCGGCGCCCGCGACGCCGTCCATAACGTACCGGCTCGCCCCGCTATCGCGGGTGCGGGGCGGGTCGGTGCGACCATCCCCCGCGAGGATATTACCCATGAAGATCAAGACGCTCGCCGTCGCCGCCACCGCCTTCCTGCACCTGAAGGGGCCGGACGGCTCGTTCCTGTACGAGGACGACAAGGCCGCCGTCGGCATCGACCTCTACAGCCCCGGCTCGCCCGAATATGCCCGGATCGAAGAGCGCCAGTCGGCGCGCACGATCAGGCGCCTGCAGGACAACGACAACAAGGTCGCGCATGTCCCGGTCGAGCAGCGCCGCACCGAGTCCAGCGAGGATCTCGCCGACCTGACCGCCGGCTTCCGCAACATCGAGCACGATGGCAGCGATGGTGTACCGCTGTCGAACCGTGCACTTTATCTCGCTGTCTATTCCGATCCGACCCTCGGCTGGATCAAGGAACAGGTGGTCAAATTCCTGGGTGACTGGGGAAAGTTCACGGGCGGCTCGGCGACCAGCTGAGCCTCTACGTCCGGCACATGGCATGGCTCAATGCCGTGCCGAAGCCGGACCGGGACAGCAGGCGCGGGCAAGCCGAGGCGCCGCAAAACAAGCTGACCCGGCTGGAGGATCTGAAGCGGCAGAAGATCACGCCGCAGATGCCGCCGAACCCCGCGCCGCACATCATCGATCGTCTGATCGAGATGGGCATCACCGAAGCCGCCGGCATGGGTGCCGTGCCGCTGAGCTGGCGCGAGATCGTCGCGTGGCAGGAGGGGACATGGGTCAGGCTTCCTCCATGGGAAGCGCGTCTGATGCGTACCCTGTCGCAGGCGTACCTCACCGAAAGCCGCCTCGCCGAAAGCGAGAACCACCCGGCGCCGTGGCACTCAGGCCCGGACCGGCGCGCCATTGAAACCGAGCAGGCCCGCCTAGAAGCGGTGCTTGGCTGATTGAGAAAGGGAGGGCGTGAGCATGGATACGGGCTCTCCCGATCTCGGCGTCGATTTCGTCATCAACTTCGGTGACAGCTTCGGCGGCCTGAAGTCGCTCGACGATCTGATCGGCACGACCAGCGCTAACGCGGTGCGTGACTTCCAGCGCATTCAGGCATCGGTGTCGAACGGCCTCGATCTCAAGGACGCCTCGGCGCAGTTCAAGGCGCTGGGCGCGACCGCGACGCGCGAGCTGCGGTCTGCCGCGCTGGAAGCGGCGAGCGCCGAACGTGCCGGCGAATCGCTCGTGCGCCAGCTGGAGCGCCAGAACGCGACGTACGGCAAGAGCCGCACCGAGATCCGTGCCATGCGGGTCGAGGAGGCGGCGCTAGCCGCCGAGCGCACCCGCAACACCGACCTTGCCGCCCGGCTGCGGTCGGAGCTGACGCTGCTCGTGTCTGCGGAGGCGCAGACCGCGCAGGCGGCCGTGGTCGAGGCGCAGGCGATGCGCGAGGCCGCGCTCGCGCACCAGATGTTCGAGGCCCGTGTGCGTGCCGGCGTGCAGGCCATGAAGGAGCAGGAGGCCGCGCTCAAGGCAGACGCCATGGCTGCGCAAGCGCAGGAGCTGCGATCGGCCGCACGGGCGCACGAGATGTTCGAGGCGCGGGTGCGTACCGGCGTGCAGGCGCTGAAGGAAGAGGAAGCCGCCGCCAAGGCTGCATCCATGGCCGGCTATCAGCAGGAGCTGCGCTCGGCCGCGGCTGCGCACGATATGTTCGAGGCCGCCGCTCGCCGGGGAATCACGACGATGCGCGAGGCGGACGCCGCGGCCGAGCGTGATGCTGAGGCGCTGGCGAAGCTGCGCGCGATGCTCGATCCGGCCGCAGCGGCGCAGAACCGCCTCAACAGCGAGATCGCCGAGGCGCGTCGGGTGATGACCGCGGCGGGTCTGTCGGCCGAGGAGATGGCGCGGGCGGAGAGCATGCTGGCCGATCGCGCCAACGTGTCGGCCAAGCAGCACGACGCGATGGCGGGGGCCGCGCGCAAGAGCGGCTTTGCGTTGCAGACGATCGCACTCCAGCTCCCCGATATCACGCAGGGCCTGCTCACCGGGCAGAAGCCCATGACCGTGTTCATCCAGCAGGGCTTCCAGATCGTACAGGTCGCGCAGATGGCCGAGGGCGGCCTGCGCGGGTTCGGTCGCGAGGTTGCTGGTCTTGCCGTCCGGTTCGCGCCGTTGCTGGTCGGTCTGGCGGCGGCCGGCGCCGGTTTCGCGCTGTTCGCCCGGTGGGTCGGCGAAGGCGTCACCAACAAGCAGCTGACGCGCGACCTCGGCGATATCACCGGCGGGGCGGGTGCGACCAAGCAGGAGCTGTTCAAGCTGAAGGATGCGACCGTCGAATGGGGCGACGTGTCCAAGGCGCTGTTCTCGGAGGTCGGCAAGGACGTCGCCAGCGTGTTCGTCGGCGACATGAAGGCCATGGGCAAGGACGTGAAGGGCGTCCTCGACGATCTCACGTCGTACAGCCGCAAAGCGCTGGCTGGCCTGTATGCGGGCGTCGCCGGCACGAAGGCGTACATGGGCGAGATCAGCAGCCGCAAGGGGCTGGTGAACCTCGTTACGGGCGATCCTACCCTGATCGACCGCACCTATGGCGAGGCCTATCGCAAGGCGGATGCGTATCTCGGCAAGCTTGGCGCGCGGGTGAAGAAGGCGTCGATCCAGAACGCGCGTGAGCGTCTCGCCGGCACGATCGGGTTCAACAACACGCCTGCCCCGAAGGTCGATCATCACGCCGAGCAGCTCGCCCGCGAAGCGCAGGCGGCCGAGGCGCAGATTCGCAACCTCTACGAGCTGGCCAAGGCCTATAGCGTCTCGGGCGCAGCCGCCCTGATCGCCGAGGCCCGCGTCAAGGCGGAGAGCGCGGCGATCAAGAAGCGTGGCGATATCGAGATCATGGTCGACCGCGAGGTCCGGCTTGTCGTTGCTCAGCGCGTCAGCGACGCCGCCAAGGGAACCGCCGCGATGCGCGACCAGGCGCTCGCTCAAGAGACGGTCAACGGCATCATCGCCGAGGGCAATGTGCCGGCCTCCAAGGCCAATGATCTGCTGCGCGATCGGATGGCCGACCTCCCGCTCCTCGCGGCGCAGGAAGCGGCTTCCAGACGCAAGGATCTGATCGGTGCCGCGGCAGCAGAGCAGGCCCTTGACGATCAGCGCGCGGCGCGTGACCGGCTGACCGCGGCAGAGACCAAGGCGCGCTATCAATCCGCCATGGCGGGTGGCCGCGACCAGCTCGACACCCTCGCGGAAGAGCTGCGTCTCGTGGGTGCGACGGATGCGGCGCGGACGCATGCGCTCGCCACGTTGAAGGCAACGCAGGAAGCGCGTGCCAACGAGTTCACCGGCCGCGACGGCGCTGACTATGTGGCTCAGCAGGTCGCCATCGCCGATGCGCAGCAGGCCGTTACCGACAAGCAGAACGCCTTCAATGCGTCGCTGTCCGCGACGTCCGAACTGCTCGATGCCGTCGACCAGACCGCACAGCGCGCCGCGCAGGGCATGGCGGACGCCTTCGGCAATGTCGGTCAAGCCATTGGCGATGCCGCCACCATCATGACCGGCTACTACGCTGATCAGGCGCGACTTCAGGAGGAGCACCGCGCCGCGATCAAGGCCGCGAACGGTGACCAGACGCGTCTTGATCACGAGAGCCGCCTCTATGCGCTGCGGACGGCGTCGGCGCAGATCGGCGCCTATGGCGACATGGCATCGGCCGCCAGGGGGTTCTTCAAGGAAGGCACCGGCGGGTACAAGGCGATGGCGTCGGCCGAGAAGGTGTTCCGCGCTGTCGAACTCGCCATGGCGGTCAAGAACGCCGCGGTGCAGCTCGGCCTGAACGGCGGTGTCACCATCGCCCGCACCACCGCCGCGGCGACGGGCGCGGCCACCGATACCGCCTTCACCGCCGCGAGCGTCGCGAACTCGACCGTTCGCGCGGCGGCCGACGGCACCGCGGCCATGGCGAAGACTGCGGCATCGTCGCCGTTCCCGTTCAACCTCGCCGGCATGGCGGTAATGGCCGCCGCGCTCGCCTCGATCGGCGTTGCGACCGGGTTCTTCGGCGGCAGCGGCAAGAACACGCTGCCGAAGGCCAACGAGGGCACCGGCACCGTACTCGGCAACAGCACTACGCAGTCGGAGAGCCTCAAGCGCTCGATGGACGCGCTGAAGGAGGTCGACACGCTGACCAACACCTATGCGCGTCAGATGGCGGCTTCGCTGAAGTCGATCGACAGCCAGATCGGCAACGTCGCGGCGCTGGTCGTGCGCGCAGGCGACGTCAACGCGTCGGCGGGCGTCACGGAAGGGTTTAAGTCCGACACGACCGGCAAGCTGCTCTCGGGCATCGTGACGGGCGGCGGGCTGTTCTCGAAGATCCCGGTCGTCGGCAGCATCATCGGCGCGGTCGGCGGCCTCATCGGTTCGCTGTTCGGCTCCAAGACGACGGTCGTCGGCAGCGGTCTCTACGGCAAGGATCAGCAGCTCGGCAGCGTGCTCGCCGGCGGATACGACGCCTCCTATTATTCGGATATCGAAAAGCAGAAGAAGTTCCTCGGGATCAAGACGGGGACGTCCTATTCAACCAAGTACAGCGCCGCTGACGCTGGCCTGGAGAACCAGTTCACGCTGATCCTGAAGCAGTTCAACGATGCGATTGCCGCCTCGGCCGGGCCGCTCGGCATCGCTACCAGCGACGTGCAGGCACGGCTCAACAGCTTCGTCGTCAGCATCGGCAAGATCGACCTGAAGGGTCTCACTGGTGAGCAGATTCAGGAGAAGCTGACCGCGGTGTTCGGTGCCGCAGCCGACAAGATGGCAGCGACGGCGATTCCTGGCCTGGAACGCTTCCAGAAGGTTGGCGAGGGCGCGTTCGAGACGCTTGTCCGCGTCGCCTCAACTGTGGAGGCGGTCGGCGCCTCGTTGGACCTGCTCGGCACCGCGACGCGCGGCTTCAGCATTGATGCCAAGATCGCGCTCGCCGACCAGTTCGACAGCGTCAGCGACCTGACCAGTGCGGCAGGCGCCTATTTCGAGGCGTTCTACAGCAAGGAAGAGCAGGCGGCCGCCAAGACCGCGCAGTTCGCCAAGGTGTTCGACAGCCTCGGCATGGCCATGCCGTCGAGCCTCGCCGGCTTCCGCCAGCTCGTCGACGCGCAGGATCTCACCACCGCGGCCGGGCAGGCGACCTACGCCACGCTGCTGAAGCTGGCACCGGCGTTCGCCGATCTGCAATCGGCAATGGAAGGCGCGAAGAGCGCGGCTGACATCGCGTCCGAGCGGCAGGATCTCGAACGCCAGTTGCTGGAATTGCAGGGCAACACGGCGGCTCTTCGCGCGCTCGATCTCGCCAAGATCGACGTCAGCAACCGCGCATTGCAGCAGCAGATCTGGGCGATCCAGGATGCGCAGGAAGCGGCCAAGGCCGCCGAGGCGCTGCGCGATGCGTGGTCGTCGGTCGGCGACAGCATCATGGATGAGGTCAAGCGCATCCGCGGTCTCACCGATACGGCAAGCGGAAACGGCTTCGCGACGCTGATGGGGCAGTTCAACGCCGCGACCGCGTCCGCTCGCGCTGGCGATCAGGACGCCGCCAAGAGCCTGCCGGCGCTAAGCCAAGCGCTGCTTTCCGCCGCGGCCGATCGGGCGACCAGCCGGCAGGAGCTGGAGCGCGTACGGGCGCAGACGGCCGCCAGCTTGGAAGCGACGTACGGCGTCGTGGGCGCGCTCGCGAGGGGCGTGGCGACGTCCAACAAGGGAACCGCGGCCGCAGACGGCGGAGCTGCCGCAGCGGCCGCCGCAGCGGTGTCGACGATGCCGGCGAACGATGATGCGCTGGCCACTGCTTTCGCAGAGCTAAAGGAGGAAGTGGCTGCCATGCGGCGTGACAACAATTCCGGGCAGGCCGCCATCGTCAACAACACCAAGGCGACCGCCCGCATCCTCGATGCCGTTACCTCGGACCATAGCGGTCAAGCGATCAGCATCGGGAATGCAGCATGAGGGTTGTCACCGAGACCGGTACGATCGAGCTGGGGACGGTCGAGACGTCCCCGACGATCAGCATCACCGACTATAGCCGCCGGACTACCGACGAGTTCGGCGTCACGACCGTCGTCAAGCGCGGTTTCGCGCGACAGATCTCCGTCCGGCTGGCGGTGCCAACCGTCGGCGTGGACGCGCTCCAGCGGCAGCTCGCCGATCTGCGCGCCACGTCAGCGACGTGGATCGGCGACGATCGCTATGACAACCTCACGGTCCGCGGGTTCTACAAAAGCTTCGAGGTCGATCACGCGGTTCCGCCGATCAGCTATTGCACGCTGACGGTCGAGGGCCTGACCGGCGAGGCCGAGTTCACCGACAATGGTGTCGACCCCGCGGCAGGCGGCAAACCATCGACGTTGCAGGTGTTGCAGCCGATCACGGTCACCGACGCCGTCCTGACGTCGAGCAGCGTCGCTGAGGATGACGCAATCGAATGGTCCTCGGCAGGCGGCTATCCTGCCGGGACCCGTGTGGTCCGCCGCGGCACGCACCGCGTCTACCAAAGCATCATCGCCAGCAACATCGGCAACGATCCGGCCTCGACCGTCGGCGCGTGGCTCGACGTCGGCCCAACGAACCGCTGGGCGATGTTCGATCAGGCGATCGGGTCGACCACCACCGACGACAATGCCATCACCGTTGCACTGCGGCCGGGGCCGGCGGTGTCCGGGCTGGCGATCCTCGACACCAATGCCGCGAGGGTGCGCGTCCAGGCACCGAGCTATGATCGCACCGTCGTTGTGACGGGCGGTGCTACGTCGGCGTTGTTCCTGGATCTGATCGCGGCTGCCGGTGCGAGCCTGACCGTCACGTTGACGGCCGTCGGCAACAGCGCGCAGCGCGTGCTGCTGGAGGATGCCGCCGCCTTTGACGACACCGGCACCTTCCGGGATACCGTCGCGGGCACCGCCTCGGCAGAACCGCCCAGGTGGGACGATACTGGGGCGGTGCGCGACACGACGAAATGGCAGGACACCCGCGTCGGAGATGGCACGGTTTCGGTCGGAACGCTCATGGTCGGCACGCTGCGCCCGCTCGGCCGCACCGGTTCGTCGCCAACCTCGGGCATCACCGACTATAGCAAGCGCGAGACGGACGACTTCGGCGAGATCGCGATCGTACCGCGCGCATGGGCAAAGCGGATGGCGGCCAAGGCGCTGATCCGTACCGACGCTGTCGATCAGGTCATCGGGCGTATCGCCGCGGTGCGTGCGGTGCCGTCGCTATGGCTCGCGGATCGGGCCACCGAAAGCCTCACCGTCTATGGGTTCTTCAAGGACTTCTCGGTTGAGGTTGGCCAGTCGGTCAGCACGGTGTCGCTCTCGATCGAGGGTTTCAGCGAAGCGGCGACCGTCGCGCCGCTCACCATTCCATGGACCAGCGTCACCGATCCCGACGGCACCAAGCCGACGGACGATGCTGATAACACGGGTAAGAACACGTCGAAGGATACGGACGCCGTTGCCGGCGTCCCGGCCGGACAGGTGATCGCCGATGCGGAATCGGTGAAGCGCCGGTCGGAGATCCTCGAAACAGTCACGATCCCTGCGATCAACCGGGCGGTTGCGGCGGCCGAAGCTCTGATCAAGGCCGCGGGCGATAAGGCCGATGCGGCGCTTGCCGATCTCAATCGTCGGCTGTTGGCAGGAGGCATTGCTCTCGACGCGGCGCTGGCTGCCGCAGATCGTGTCGTGGTGGCGGCGCGCGCCGAAGCTGATCAAGCGACGGCGCGCGCGAACGCCCGCATCGATGCCGCGATGAGCGATCTCAACGCCGAGGCGAACCGCGCGCAGGGCAAGGACGAGCTGCTCGATCGGCGCATCGACACCCTTACGGTCGTCACCAACAAGAACGACGGCGAGGTACGCGCGCTGATCGAGACCGAGCGGCTGGTCCGTACAGACGACGTCCGGTCGATCGCGCGACGCATCGATAGCGTCGTCACCGACTTTACGAGCCGTGACGCAGTCACCAACACGCGCATCACGACGCAGGTCACCGCCCTCTCGGCGGCCGACAAGGCGCTCGGCGAGCGCATCGACACGGTCACCACCGAGTTCAAGGCGGCGGACGCGGCGACCAGCACCCGCATCACGGATTCGGTCGCAGCATTGTCCGATGCAGATACCGCGATCGGTCGCCGTATCGACAGCGTGGTGACCGACGTAACCACCAAAGATGTCGCCACTCGCGCGGAGATCAGCCGCGTCGAGCTGGCATCGTCGACCCGCGACACGGCGCTCGGGCAACGCATCGACACGGTGACGACCGATTATAAAGCGCTCGACGCAGCGACGCAGGCTCGGATCACGACCCAAGTCACGGCGCTCTCGTCTGCCGATAAGGCCCTCGGTGAGCGCATCGACACCGTCACCACCGACTTCAAGGCGGCAGACGCGGCGACCAGCACGCGGATCACTGATTCGGTCACCGCGCTGGCCGCCGCAGATACAGCGATCGGCAAGCGCGTCGACGCCATCGTGACCGACGTCACCACCAAGGACACCGCCACCCGCGCCGAAATCAGCCGGGTCGAGCTTGCGTCGACGACCCGCGACACCGCACTCGGGCAGCGCATCGACACCGTCACCGCCGACTACAAAGCGGCCGATACCGCGACCGGGACCCGGATCACGACGGAAGTCGCGGCACTCAGCAGCGCGGATGCCGCAATCGGCCGCCGGATCGACACCATCGCCACCGATTATCTCGGGCGCGACGCCACGACCAATTCGCGCATCACCACGTCGGTGACGGCCCTCAGCGATGCCGACACGGCGATCGGGCAACGGATCGACTCGATCACGACCGACTATGTCAGCCGGGACAGCAAGACGAACACGCGCGTCGACCAGACCAACAGCGCGATGAGCGAGGCCGATCGCGCCCTCGGCATCCGCGTCGACACGGTGTCGGCTGCGCTGTTGACCACGAATACCGACGTCCGCGCCGAGATCAGTCGTGTCGAGCGAGCATCGGTCGACCGCGACACATCCCTTGCGCAGGTCAGCGACACGATCACGGCGTCTTTAAACGATGCTCGGGCACGTCTGGGCAGCGTCGAGACTGCTGTAACCGATGGCCGGTTTGCTTCGGCCCAGCGGGTATCAAACCTCGAAGCGCAGGTGAATGGCTCCGGCGGCGATCTGACGGCGAAGATCGACGAGCGGGTGACGGCGGTCGTCGACCCGAAGATCGGCGCCGTGACCCAAAGCGTCACCGACCTGCGCAGCGCGTACAACGGCACCGCCGCCACCGTGCAGCAGCAGGCCGGCACGCTGGTCGACCTTGCTGGCAAGGCCACAGCCTATGTCCGCCTGCTCGCCGATGGCGGTAACGGGGTCGCTCGGCTCAGCCTCTGGTCGGATCAGTTTGGCGGGGCTTGGGAGCTGATCGGCAACGGTCGGATTGGCGGCAACCTCGTCGTCGACGGCACGATCACGACGAGCAAGGTCGGCGCCAACCAGATGACCAACGGTGCCGCCAACAGCAACATGGCGGGGAGCGGCGTCAGCCAGGAGACTGACGGCGAGACGGAGCGGCTGTCGATCCTCAGCTCGGGCGGGCGCATGCTCGTCAACGTGCAGTCGGACGGCCGGCGCACCGGCGGCTCGGGCATCATGTCGGTGCAGCTATGGGCGGCGTACAGCGGCGGTAGCATCCCGCTGTCGCGCGAGGTGGCATTCTCGCCGTCGACGACGGCCGTGCCGGTGTCCTTCTTCCATCAGGTTTTATTCAACGCGGGTGAAACCGTCCAGTTCTACCTCCGCTATTACGTCCGCACGGCAAATACGTCCTGGGCGTACAGCAGCGCAGCCATCGCCGTGACCGAATTCAAGCGCTGACACCCGAGGGCATCATCATGGAATATTGGATTGTCTACGACCTCGTTTCGGGCATCGAGCGCTATCGTGGTGCCGGCTCTGTTGGCACCGCCGAGCTGCAATCGCTGCCTGAGGGGCTCGGCATCGCGCTGGTGCCGGCGGCAGCGGTGCAGCAGGCGGACGTCGACCTCGACGTGATCCGCGCGGCCGTTGTCGGCCAGATCGACATGCAGGCGGAGCAGGCGCGGCAGGTCTTCCTTACGTCGGGCGCGGGCCAGGCGCTGACCTATCAGCGCAAAGAAGCCGAGGCGCGGGCGTGGGTGGCCGACCATGCCGCGGCCGTCCCGTTCCTTGCGGCCGAGGCAGCGACGCGCGCCGTGCCGATCGCCGAGCTGGCCGCCGCTGTAATCAAGCGGGCGGACACATGGACGGCGGCCGCTGCCGCGATCGAGGCGCTTCGGATCGGGGCGAAGGCCGCCGTTGCCAATGCCGCAACGCTCGGCGCGATTGTCAGCGCAAGCCGCGTTGCCTGGAGCTCCATCCTTTCCCCGTCGGCTGATCGAGGTGACGCATGAACGCTTCCGCAACCAGCAACTATATCGGCGAGGCGATGAGGGCGACGACCGCCCTCGCGCCGCCTTCGCTGGCCGACAATCCCGGCCTGCTTGCGTGGAACCTGTTCGTCATGACGGCCGCCATGTGCCTAGGCCTGATGATGGCCGGCAAGCAAGGCCGCCGCATCTGGAAGGCCCGATCCATTGACCATCCGACCGATCCCGTGTCGGTTTATCGTCTCATCGTCTTCCTCGCCGGCTGCGCGATCGCCAGCCGCGGTGCCGCCGAGGCGGTCAGTCTCTGGTCTTGGTCATCCGGCGACGTTGGCACGATCGAGCGCGTCGCCGAGGCCAAGCGGTGGCTCGACCCTGTGTCAGTCGGCTGCGGCTTCCTGTGGATGGCGATCCACGTGCTCGCCGAGCCTGTAATCGAGCATCAGCTTCGCAAGGCCCCCCTGCCTGTCGATATGTGGTCGCGGTGGCCGGAGTTGCGCCGCGCCGCCCTGGTGCTGGTGGTCAGCCTGTTGATGGCGGGTGCCGCCGTCGGGCTTCGATGATGAGGGAAGCGGTTATCTCTGCCGCGCCCGCCGCCACCGTGCCGGTTATCTGGTCGGTGCTGGGCTATTCGTTCCCGGCGGGCTCAATGTGCGTCGGGCTGCTCACCTGCTTCATGGTCCGGCTGTTCATCACCCTCGACGCCAAGGGGCCGAAACGGTGGCTGCTCGACGGCATCGTTACCGGGATCGCCTTGCTCGTCACCGCCGTGTGGATCGTTGAGCATCAGGTCGACCTCTTCGCAGCCCTCGGCACGGGCGGCATGTGCGGCGCAGCTGGCGCGGGCATCATCACCTTTTTCAAGCGCCGTGGCCAAAGCGCCATCGACGCGCTCGATGCCGTCATTCCCGGCAAGCGGCCCGTGCCGCCCGACATGACCGCCACGTTACGCGAGATCGACAAGAACCCCTGACCCGTCCCTGCGAAAGCGCGGGGACCCCACCTGGAGATAATCGACATGACGACGGCATTAGAGCCGGCGTGGCTTCGTGCTGCGCGGGCGAAGCTTGGCACGCGTGAGGCGGCCGGGGCGGCGAACAATCCGACCATCATCGGCTGGGCAAAGAAGCTCGGCGCGAAGGTGCTTGGCACGATCTACAACGCAGATAGCGTGCCGTGGTGCGGCTTGTTCGTTGCCACCTGCGTCGCCGAAGCCGGCTTGCCGGTCGTCTCGATCGCATTGCGAGCCGCGTCCTGGTCGTCGTGGGGCGTCCCGCTGTCGCCCGACAAGCTCGCGCCGGGCGCCGTTCTCGTCTTCAAGAGGGAAGGTGGTGGCCACGTTGGCTTCTACCTCGGCGAGGATGCCGCGGCCTATCACGTCCTTGGCGGTAACCAGAGCGATGCCGTCACCATCACGCGGATCGCGAAGGATCGCTGCGTCGCGCGGCGTTGGCCGGCGGGCCGGCCCCTCGGCAGCGGCCCCGTCGCGATGAAGGCCATCGCTGGCCTTCCCCTATCGAGAAACGAGGCGTGACGCGTCGGCTGTCGTCAGTGCTCGCCGATTATGGCGAGGATCATGTCGCGTTCTTCTGTCCCGGCTGCGACCACACCCACGTCCTGTCGATATCCGGACCGGGCGCGGTTTGGGGCTGGGATCGGAACGTGGAACGCCCGACGTTCACGCCGTCGGTGCTGATCCAGTCCGGCCACCACATTCCATCGCAGGCGGGGAAGCGGTGCTGGTGCGACGCCAATCGCGAGCGGGTGGAGCAGTGCAAGGAGCCGTACGGCTTCACCTGCGGCGTCTGCCATTCCTTCGTCGTGGATGGCCAGATCCAGTTCCTGTCGGACTGCACCCACCACCTCGCGGGGCGGACGGTCCCGCTTCCTCCCTATCCACGTCGCTGATCAGGAGCGCCCCATGAAGATCCCTACGTTCCTCCGTGGCGTGCTCGGTTTCCTGCCGAGAGCCCTTATCAAGGTCGTCCCGACCGATACGCAGAAGATCGTCGCCGTTCTTCTGACGTTGCCGATTGCGTCGGACGCCAGCGACAACATCCTCGCGCTGGCAAATGACAGCCTTTCCGGCAGACAGAAGGCCGATATCGTCATCGGTAAGGCGCTGCCCGCCTTGGTTGGCTTGATCGCCGACAAAGGCATGGTGGTGCCGGACGGCGACGTCGAGGATATCGCCCGCGAGCTGGTGCAGACCCTTTACAATCAGGTCGCCTCGCCTCGCGCCGCGCTGCTCGCGCGCGCCCTCCTGCCGCTGTTCGGCGTCAAATGAGCGGCACCGGCCGCGTCGTGCATGTCGACGCCGGCACGGTCCCCAACACCAACGAGGCGGCGCGCCGCGTGCTGGTCGACCGGCTGACGGGCGAGCGCCTCCTGTTCTTCGTGCCGATCGGCGACGACCCGCCTGAGGGAACGCCGATCGCCTGGGGATCGCGCCACGCATGGTGGCCCGGTCACCGCGTGAAGAAGCTCAGCAACGAGATCGATCCCGACGCTCCGCTCCGCTGACCCCCCCCTTAATCCTTCCCGCCTTAGGAGTGTCCGCGCATGTCCGTGCTGACGAATATCCCGAATAATGCGTCCGCCCGAGACTGGCGCGACACGGTAAATGCGCTGATCGGCCGCGTCACCGCGCTTGAAGCAGCCGGCGTTCCAGTGGCGGTTCCGGCGCCTAAGTTCACGACGCAGCCGAGCCTAAGCCCGACCAGCGGTACGGCTGGCACGACGCTCTTCGCAGCAACGCCGGGCGTCGTCAGCAACGGCGCTGTCATCTCGCGCGTCTGGCTGCTGAATGGCACCGCGATCAGCAACGGCATTACCGCGCTGCCGGCATCGTCGGGCACGCTCACCTACCAGGAGACCGCGTCGGGCGCCGGCGGGACGACCACTTCGACGGTACAGGTTGCGGCGGTTGCTGCGGCTACCGCTACGCCGACGCCGGCTCCCGCCTTCACTTCGCAACCAAGCATTAGCCCAAGCAGCGGCACGGCTGGCGCGACGACCTTTACCGCCACCCCCGGCATGGTCAGCAACGGCTCAATCACCTCGCGATCGTGGACGATCAACGGCACGGTGATCAGCTCCGGGCTTACTGCGTCGCCGGCATCGTCCGGCACGCTGTCCTATCAAGAGACGGCGACCGGCTCGGGCGGCGCCATGCAGTCGACGGTTGTGCAAGTCACCGTCGCAACCGCAGCCGCGGCCGCGCCTACCTTCACGGCGCAGCCGTCGATCAGCCCGAGCAGCGGCACCGCCGGCGCGACGACCTTCACTGCAACGCCCGGTACCGTCAGCAACGGCACCGTCACGTCGCGCGCGTGGTCGCTCAACGGCAGCGTGATCAGCACCGCCCTTACCGCCGCACCGGCCGCGGCCGGCACGCTGACCTATCAGGAGACTGCGACCGGCACGGGAGGCACGGCAACGTCAACCATTCGCAGCGTCACGGTAGCGGCGGCGGCGGTCACGCCCGCGCCAGCCTTCACTGCACAGCCGACGATCAGCCCAAGCAGCGGCGCTGCTGGCTCGACGACCTTCACCGCCACACCGGGCACCGTGTCGAACGGCTCGATTGCCTCGCGTTCGTGGACGCTCAACGGAACCGTTATCAGCAGCGGCCTTACCGCGACGCCTGCTTCCGCTGGCACGCTCGTCTATCAGGAGGTCGCGAGCGGCTCGAATGGCACCGCGCAGTCGTCGGAGGTGTCTGTCACCGTATCGGCAGCGGCAGCGACGCCTGCGCCGGCCTTCACCGCGCAGCCGACTGTCAGCCCGAGCGGCGATGCGGCGGGAACCACCTTCACTGCCACCCCCGGGACGGTATCGAACGGGACGGTTTCATCGCGTTCGTGGACGCTCGATGGGACGGTGATTAGCACCAGCGTCACCGCGACGCCCACCTTTGCCGGCACGCTGGTCTATAGGGAGGTCGCGACTGGCTCGGGCGGCACCACGCAGTCGTCGGCAGTGTCCGTAACTGTTTCGGCATCGGCCGGCGCCGACTTCACCATGACGCAACTCGCCGCGCCGAATCGCATCTATCAGCGTCAGACCCTTACCGGCGGCGGGCAGGGTAAGGGCGCTGGCACGATCTCGGTTGCCGTCAACGTCGCATCGCTTGGTACCCCCCGGTTTCGGACGCGCGCGGCTGACGGTTCGATTCTTCAGGCGAGCACCGCACTTCCCGCGTTCACCGCAACGGGTGCGCAGACTCTTCAGGTCACGGGCATCGATGCCCGCGCCGGATGGTTTTATCTCGACCTCTCTGCCGACGGATCGACGTGGAAGAACGGCACCGTGCTAGTTGGTATGGGTCGCCTCGTCGCCATGTCGGGTCAGTCGCAGGCCGTCCGGCAGTTCGGCAAGATGCCGTCCTACAGTGGCACCAACGCTTCGCTTGGGGTGTCGATCGAGCCGAATAGCGCGGTCTTCGCTCGCTATTCTGACAGCTCGCGCAGTGTCACAACCCCGGCCTGGGCCGTCCCCGCCGATAGCTCAAATTATGACAGCACCTTCGTCGCCGAGTTCCTCCGCCGGCAGGTCGCCGATCGTGGCGTCAATTGCGGCGTGATCGGCCACGCTGTTGGTGCGACAGCCATCTCGACGTGGCAGCCGGGGCAGACAAACAACGCCGACCTGCGCGCCGTCCTTGAGGCGGCCGGCGGCTTCGAGGCCTTCTATTGGCACCAGGGCGGCGACGACGCCGGCGGCGGCACCAGCGCTGCGGCCTATCAGACGGGGCTTAGCGGCATCTTCGGCGATCTGGCGGCGCGGAATGCAGCCCGTGGTTCGTCGTTCGAGCGCTACGTGACGACGATGGCGACCCGGACCTCGGGCGGTGCAGGCTCGACGGCTTCGGTGCAGACGATCCGCAAGGCGGCGCTTGATTGGTCGGCGTCGAATGGAGCGACCTACCTCGAACCGCACGATGTCGTGCTTGAGGACGCCGTTCACCAGGGGCAGCCGGGCAGCATCACCCTTGCCCGTCACCTCCATCGTGCCACCACCGCTGCCACCGATCAGGGGCCGACGATCGTTTCTGGCACCCGCTCCGGCGTCGCGATCACGCTCACCACGTCGGCGGCCGTGTCGCTCGTCGGCAGCCCGACCGATCGCTTTGCCGTTTTCGCGGCCGGCACGTCGGCGACTGCGCTGGCAATCGCGAGTCTTGCCGCCAGCGGAACGAAGATCACCGTCACCCTGTCGGCCGATCCGGGCAGCACGGCGCTTGACTTGCATTGGCTCCGTCATCCCGACCCGTCGGGCAGCGGTGCGGCGGCAAACATGATCTACGACACGTATAACGCCGACGGTATTTCGATCGGGCGTCAGCTGCAGCCGACATTATCGGGGCCGGTCGGTATCGCCGCAATCGCCACCCCCACGCCTTCGCCGACTCCCACGTCCACCACCATGAAGGACACCTTCACGGCGGCAGACGGGACGGCGATCAGCGGTCGCGCGCTTGATACCGGGCAAGTTTGGTCGGCCAAGTCGGGGACCTGGACGACCAGCGGAGGCCAGATGCGCGCCGATGGCAGCGGCGTCATCATGGTCGATACGGCCGTGTCGTCGCCGAATTACGATGTCGAAGGCGACCTCATCTTCCTCAATAGCGGCTCGAATAACCAGAATGCCTTCCTCATCGGCCACGGCTCGCAGGACGGCGCGAACCGCTTCCAGGCGGGTTTCTACGGGTCGCTTGGTCGGATCTGGTCGATCGGTCCGGTCACCGGCAACGGCTACTCGAACAAGACGGACGTCGCCTCTGCGAATGTCACCGACAACGTCACCTACAAGGTGAAGGTGCAGTTCAGGCTCGATACGTCCACCAACAAGGTCACGACCACCCTGATCGTCGATGGCGTTACGATCGGCGCCTATGTCGGTGATGCGGGGACTTACACCTCTGCGGGCTATGCCGGCGTGCGCCAGTCCGGCTCGTCAACGCCGACGGATACGACCGGCGTTCGGTGGGACAACTTCACGGTCACGCCGATCTAACGGTTTCCGCTTGAGCGACGCGCTTGCTTAAGCGGTAAACCCGAAAAGGGTTACAGCTAGCACGAGCACTACCAGCACCCATTGGACGGCAGAATTGTCGAGAGCCCGGCGGATCATGGTTCTACCTCATAGCGACCAATGATCCGCCTCTCTAAACGAGGTGTAAGTTGATCGCTAGGGTAGGGAGTGCGGCGCTGAAGCGGGCCGGAACCGCCCTTTTTTGTTTCAGCCTACAGATGTGTCGCGGAAGATCGTGACGAGCATGCCGGCGGCGATCAGAACCAACAAGACCGGCACTCCTACGAGCACCTCAGCAATTTCGACAACTCTCTTCATCATCCGCCCCCACTGTCCCACTTCGGGAACGCCCCGGTTGGTTGCCGCGTCATAGCTGTACGGCTTGAAGCCGCATACCGGAATTCTCTGTCCACTGAGAGTTACGCAGCCGATCAAACGAAAGATGCACCTCACGACGAGACGTTGGCCAGCTGGAGTATAACGTTCATGACAAAACTGTTATAAGCTTGATCTTAGGTCAGGAACCCTGCCATTGGCGAGGTATCGTGTCGGAGGATTCGGAATGAGTGAAGCGGGATGGAAACGAACTAAATTCCGGTCGGTGATTCTTCGAGTTCAGGGTTCCAAATTCCTCCCTGATCGAATGAGGCGTGCGCTCCTGAACTACGCTGGGGCGCAAATACATCCGACGGCTACCGTTCGTCATTCCTGCTGGCTTGCATCTGCTGACATCGTGATGGGGCGGAATGCGATGCTAAACAATTTCGCGTATTATGATGGCGGTGCCCGATTGACGCTCGAAGACGGTGCACGGGTTGCGGCATACAGCATCTTTACGACCAGTTCCCACCCGCATAGCGGCAATCCAGAGCGCCGATCGTCGCCCAGTATCATCGTTGCCCCAATCACCGTAAAAACCGGCACTTGGATTATGGCACGTGTGACGGTGAACCCCGGCGTGACGATCGCTTCAGGTTGCATGATTGGGGCAGGGTGCGTGGTGACCGAAGACACCGAACCGAACGGTCTTTACGTCAACGCTGCCGGGCCGAGCGGTACCGTAAGAGCCCGCCGGATTAGAGAGCTGGGAAACGGTCAGGGTGACGAGTCAAAGTTCGGAGAGGGTGTTATTGATATCGCGCCGAGCTTGGCCAAGCGCCGGCACAACATCGACCCAGCTAATCACGCCTGACTAAGCGCCTGCCGCGCGGCCACAGCGAGCTCCCGAAATGCAGCCTGCCATGTCGCTCCAGCTTCGCTCCACGGTATTGGATCCTCGATCCGCGCGATCCGGCTATCCCATAGCTTCTCCGCAAGGTGCTCGTTCACGGCTTCAATGTCGTTGCTGGTGCATAGAAGGCAACGGCTCATCGGGGCCTCACCATGTCAGGGTGCGGATGGGGCTCGTCGACGTTCCATACGCCGACGCGCGAATAGGGGGAGCCGACGAGATCTGGCTGGAGGATCACCGTCTCGCTTTCCGGCTCGCCCATGATCCGGAGGACCAGATCTTCGGTCACGTCCTTCCGGGTCTGCTCGACGACCACGCCGAGCGCGCGCTTCTCGTATGGCTCGAGCACGGTCAACGCGACCCAGACCTGCGTCCGCAGCTGCTCGCGGGTGAGCAGCCTCACGGTTGGTCGGCCCATAGGTCCCGGATGCCGAGCGCGCGTTCGGTCAGGCCGAAATAGTCCGCGAGGCGGCGATGCTCGTCGGGGCGAAGCGCGCGGGGAATGCCCTCGACGACGTACCGCCGCAGGTAGTGGGGCGGCCGATCGAGCATGCGGGACAGCGCCGCGTAGCTGTCCCGGCTGCCGTCGATCACCGCTGCCAGCGCCTCGCGCGGATCGGGCGTGCCGTTGCGATGCTTCGCGGTGCCGGCGATCACGACGCCAGCCACGCGCTTTCCGCGTCCTCCAGCGCCTCCCAGTCGTCGCCGCTGGCGCGTTGCGCCTGCATCCACTTGCGGGCGTCCTCATAGGTGCCGCTCCTCGGGAACGTGCGATCCTGCGCCGCGCTGTTCGCGAGCTGGCCGACGAACCCGCCGCGCTCGCGCTGCTTCATCAGCCATTTGCCGAACGGCTCCCGCTCGACGTCGTCGTGATCACAGGCCGTGGCCATGGTCATATCCTCCTGAGACTCGCGTCATCAGTTAGATAGATGTTCTAGGTCTGTTCTCCAAGCCGTGAACGCCAGATCGGGCGCGTGCGATGCACCCGCACCCGTAACCCATTGATCTACAATGATCTGGTTTCGGGGTCTAAAGCGGCAACCGCCGTTGAAAACAAACGACTTTCCGGCTCCACGGCTAAAGCGTGGGGTGGCGGGAGTTAAGGGTAATGCCGCGGTCTCTTCATGGCCATGCGAAAACTTTCCTCAGTGGCGCGCGTCGTGTTGTCGAACGAATGTCGGCAACCAAGATAATCTGAGCGCCATTTCTGGATGCAACGATAAGATTAGTCTTATCCCCCGCCAGCGGGAGTGCCGTTATGCTACCGTGTGCTGTCTTATATATATAGCATCTTCTGCAATCTGACCGAACCTCGTTGAGGGTTTGTCGAACCTCAAATGCGCCTGCAATGTCGCCAGCGGCAATGCCAAGCACTAGGAGAGCGGTGGTCGCGCTAAAGATAAATAGCGTGTTTCCCATTCGGCTCGCGCGCCTCATCATCGCATTTGACAGACGAATCGCTTTAGAGCCGCCTATGGCGTGGCTTAGCTTCCAAATCTTGCCAATTAAAAAATCTAAAGCAGCAATCCAAATTGCCGTGAGGATAAGGAGGGCTACCAACGAGCGATAACCACGAACCATGGTGGCTTGGATCGACTCTTCAAGCATCGACGGTGATAATCCGAATGCGTTAAATACGATCGATCGTTGAGACCAGCCAGCCAAGTATGCAGCGGCTGCGCCAATTACTAGAAGAGAAGCAGACATCGCCGTCGCAGCTTTAAACGCTGGATGCTCAAGCGCTCCCGGTACATGAAACATGGTCGCTGATGACGATTTGTCGCTTGAATCGGTAGGTCTAGCTGGAAAAGATGGAAGCGAGGGGCCGTTTGTCATGCCTGAACGTGGCACACTCAAACCTCTGGTTAAAGCCCGCACGGGGCCGCCCTCGGAACTGCGGGAGGGCGACTCAGCGCAATGCTAAGGCTATCCCGTGCCCCTTATTGGGTTCGGGAATAGTGCGGGACTCGCGGGTCCCGTCGTTTCCCTGTTGGTCCGTTCGGGTCCGCAAAACCGCCGCTTGATCGGCCGAAAAATGGCGGTATTACGCGGGTCTCCCGAGAGGGGGCGATTAGCTCAGTTGGTAGAGCGTCTCGTTTACACCGAGACAATCCTTACCACGGGAAAGAAAGCCAGCGGCTGAATCCGCTCGGCACCCGCGTTAGGTTCTTTGGATCTTGGCAGTTGGATATAGCCACCTCCGAGTCCTTTGTCGCCCGGCGGAACAGCGTTGCACCTTTGCCGGCCACCTCGACGTAAGTCCACTCGTCATCAGCTGAGATATGTCCGCAAGCGCGACGTTCGTTAAGCGTCATATCGCGACTTACAACTTCGGCTTCTAGCGGTTTTGAGAGACCGAATTTCTTAGTAGCAGCTTCCGCTTTTGCCGCGAATGCCTGCTGCTCGGGAGTCAATTTGTGACAACCCGCGAGGAGAACAGGGAGAATGAGCAGATGGTAAGACTTTGCCATGACACCTTTGACGATGAATTGGAGCGAGCATGTGGGCAGCTACGCCTTTGCCTTAGCGTTGTCACCAAAGCCCTAAGATCTCGTTCGTTCCTAGTGCCCACTCCACCGGCCATTGCAGCGTAGATCGATTCCCCCGCACGGATAAGTCATTGATTTACAATGATCCGAAATGGCGGGTGAAAGCGGCAACCGCCATTGAAAACGTACGACTTTTCGGCTCCACGGCTAAGGAGCGGCCGATCAACGCCAATTTTTTTCAAGATTAAGTGCCAGGGTGGGTTGCTGCACCGACGATGAATACGATCTTGCTTGCGGCGAGATGAAGCGCGAAGGCGGCAACGTAGGCTGGTAGCTCTTTCGGTTCAGAGCCTTGCCCGTGCGCTGCGTCATTATCGCGTATTTTCGGCAGTCCAGACTGAAGTGTCGCCAGCAACTGATCGAATGAGGCATCTAGATAATCCGGCCACAGACCGTGAGCCCTACCAACCTTTACTAGGTCAGAGATTCTGGAGCCCTTTTTATACGACCACCCTTTTTTGTCAAAAATCGCTTTAAATGTGCTCTCAAATGCATTTGCTGCCATCGCTACTGCCTGGCGGTAGTCTCCATCCCTATAGTGTCGGTGTGCTTCACGAAACTCATTGGATGGCCCTTCGAAGCCGGCCTTTGACAATAAGGCAAGTGCGGGCTTGACGACCTCTGCATGTATAAATTGGCTATCAACTCGTACAAGTCGCGCATCCTCAATTTGGAAACCTAGTTTTGCTCGACGTAATCGATAGTTGATCTCCTCGATCAGTTTCTCACCCTGATCTACCAGTCCCCATGCATAACGGTGATTGTGGCTATCTGGCTGTCCGACGATATTGATGCCAACCGCGATTAGCTCCAGCATATCAAGCCAATCTGCTACCGAGCACGTCTCCATGAAGCTAAGGAAGCGGAGTCGAGCATCTTCGCGCCGATTTAAACTATGCATGCCCTTTTCTCGTAAAAATATCCCTTCGAGTTCATCCCACCATTCGTTGCTTTGGCTCATCATATATCCAGACGAGCTACTTCCCAAACCGATACCCTCTGTCGCAATCTGCGCAACTTGGATTCGCAGAGGGCCTGGCACTTCATCATACTGGTAAACGTCGGTTACACCCGCGTTGGCAGCTTCTTCTTCGCGCTGCGAGAATAGGTTCCAGATAGCCATTTCTACTCCTGAAAGTCTGCCGCGGTTTGGAAGCCACTTGGCTTGCTGCAGGCGCTTGGTTCGTTCTTTAAATGGCGTCGGCTGGCATTTCGATGCGAATCGTGCGCCAAGTGAACGGTTGTGTCGATTTAAGCGAAAGTGAGATCGCGCTCGACGGTTCGCTTTTATGGCTAAGCGGTGGCTTGTACGACCTGTAGGGTGGACGACAGCCGATGGTGCCGATACCGTGCAGGCATGGACCGCGTAGACTATCAATCCCTGCTAATTCAAGACCTGATCGCGTCGAATACCGATCGGACACTTGACCTAAATCCATGGTACCAGCGGAGGTCCGTGTGGTCTACGCCGCAAAAAGCTTACCTAATCAACAGCATATTAGAGCAGAAGCCAGTTCCAAGCTTGTACATCAGGCACCAAATTGACATCGAAAATGAACGCAGCGTCAAGGAAGTGGTGGATGGTCAGCAGCGCATTCGAACAATCATTTCATATCGACTCGATGAATTTGCAGCAAAGCATCCGAGTCACCCTAGGAAAGTTTTATATTCCGAACTCGCAAGGGGTGAGAAGGAGGCATTTCTAGCAACCGCGGTTTCTGTTGGCTATCTCATTGGAGCTGATGACCGCGATGTCATTGAAATATTTGGTCGAATAAATTCTATCTCGAAGACGTTGAATCCGCAAGAAAAGAGAAATGCGCAATACAGCGGCGAATTTAAGCAGTTCAGTTTGCAGCAGGCGGCAGCGCGTGTGCCGTTCTGGCGTGCAACGTCAATCTTCTCGGCCAGTGACATCTCTAGGATGGTTGAAGTTCAATTTATATCCGATCTTGCAATCAACATGATTGAAGGGCTTCAGGATTATTCTGCGCCGAAGATAGACCGCTACTACAAATTGTATGATGCTGAATTTGAGGCTGCTCTTGACCTCACTTCGCGGATGGAGCGAATTTTTCAGTTGCTGGCAGAAATGCAGTCAGAGCTATTCAGGGACACTGTTTTTAGTCAGTATCAGGTTGCCTTCAGCTTGATGATCGTGCTCGACAGCCTACGTGATAATATGCCGAATAGGGATCGCCTAGCGGCAGCAATGCGTGCGATTGACGCGCAGGCGGTTGCTGCTCGTGCAGCGGGCGAACTGATGGGTATGGAGCTTCAGCTAGTGGAGGCGTTCACCGGCGGTAATCTTCATCGTCTCGCGGCGCGACGCAAACGTGATGAGGTCATCCGTGCTGCGCTTCGATAGATGGCCGGCTGGCCTGCCGATTACGCCACATTTCGAAGCGAAACCGACCGGCTCTTAGCTCTGTTAGGTTCTACCGGGACGTTGGCACCGGCTCACCAAAAGGTGATCGCTGAGGTGGTTTTGCTCCGCCTGGCCATACTGATCGAAAATGGAACGAAGGTCGCTTTCTGTCGGATCGCCTGCGGCTCTACGTACCTTGACGGTTCTGCGCCGCTGCTAGTGAGCGGTCCCTACGCAAGCAGTCCAGCCGCCGTTTCAGCGATGCGACTACTAAATCGACCAAGGCCAAGAAGTTTGCCTTGGAACGATGGTGCCGAAGTAAGGGAGAATGTTAGGCACATCGTAGACGGGGCTGACCCATGCTATCAAACTATGATCAATTTCGCGGCTTTTTTGACGGAGGTTCGATATATTCGGAATCACATTGCCCACAAAAATGACGGCACTCGTCGAAATTATAAGAAGGTGACGAGCCGGTACTATGGTGCAAATGTTCGAGGGGTTACATGTGGAACGCTCCTGCTATCTTCTCGAGTATCGGTGCCACCTCTCGTTGAAAAGCTAATTCGACAGGCGCGCGTCTACATGCGGGTGCTGACAAAAGGTTGA